CGCTGAGTGCGACGCGATGTAGTAGGTCGTTTGATAGTTGGATAATCCTCCCGTAGCTCCCGGATAGATGTAACTCCCAAAGGTCTGCGTGATTTTGCCAGCTATCGCGAGATCGCCTCCGACCGAGACATCGGCAGAAATGAGCAGTCCCGTTGACCCGCTCACCTTCGGAGCCAACGTCGCGTAGAGTGCGCCTGCAGAGTTCAGCAACGCAATCGTATCCGACCACGTCGTGATCTTGGATTGGGCCACCTCCGAGTGTACCTGAATCGCCGCGGGAGCTGTTTGCGCTCCAGCGCCGGACGATGCCGTGGCGTCCCACGCGCGTGCGTTCAACGTCACCGTGGCCTTGCCAGTCGCACCACCAAACGACGCCCCTTTGCCAACGATGGTGTTGTCTACGAGAATGAACGTATCGCTGCCGTAGCAGATCCCGTTCAAGCTGAAGATGTCACCGGACTGGTTGAACAGATAGGCTGTCGGTCGTGTGAACTTCACCGCGCCTTGCGGGAAGTACGCGGAGTTTCCGGACGCCAGCGTCAAGCCCGTCGAGTCCAAGACCGTGCCACCACCGCCAGCCGTGATCGAGACAGAGGTCATGACGGCGAGCCCGGCCTGCGTCACCCGAAACGGCGCGGACGCAGGGGTCGCACTGCCGGCGTAAATCGCAGGATTGGTACCGCCACTATCGAGGCCAACCGTATTGGCTCCGCTTCCAGACGTCAGAGAGTTGGGATTAATCAACCAGTTGGCAATCGTGCCACCCGTGGCGGTAACGGTGCCCGTCAGCGTAGCGCTCGTCGCTGTCAGGTTACCGCTGGCATCGAGCGATGTGTTGGCCGCCTTCCACGTCAGCTTCGAGCCGTCGAACTGCCAGTAGTTATTCGCGTCGGAGTAGAACGACGCCTGCGCTTTGGCGAAAGAGTGGTTCCAGCCGATGAACGCACCAGCCTGACCCATTGCCGACGGTGCAGGACTACCAACGGAGAGATAAGGCGAGCCGCTGTTGCGACGCACCTTGAAAACATTCGTGCCGCCATCCCATAGCCAAATATCAACGCCATGAAGTTCAACTGCAGCTGTGCTCACTCGTAAGAATTGACCATCGCCTGTGAACGACGACACATACTTGCCAACGACGAGGCCGTATTCATTGGCGACACCTAACACAATGCCTGAGATGTTTCCAAGCCGCAGCCACACTTCTTTCGTTGACCAGTCAGACACCATCCTCACCATCTGCAGGTAAGGCACGAACGAGCCCCACGGAGTCACATTGTCAGCGGCTGTCAGTTCAATCCATCCACTGCCCGCTGTGCCCACATCGAGCGCCAAACCTCCGGTCGGAACGGTTGACCCGGCAGAAGCGCTGCCACCGCTACTTGATGACGCCGCTCGCGTGAACGTCCACGACTGATAGCCGCTTGGAGAGGTATTGGGCGCGGATACCTGACCCACACATTCGGCAATATCCATCGTGCCTGGAGTCACCGTCGAACGAGCGACTTGGCGCAGCACCACTGTGTCACCAGCGGCGAAGACAGGGATGTCCGGTGCACCCGGCAGATCGTCCACGGTCAGCGTAGAGGTTGCGCTGTAGTTCGGCACCGTGAAATCAGAGTGGATCACCACGACTGACTTCGTGATGAACTCGCTGCCAGCGACGGCCTGCACCATGTCCGTCATGAAGTTCTTCGTCGCGAAGGCATCGACCGTCAGGCCGCGGAAGTCAGCGATGCCAGTCGGAGAGATTTGCCAACCACTGGTGCCAGCGACAGCGCCCGACGATACGACCTTCCCGCTGAATAGATTGGAACTCCCATAGAAATCGGTGTCCCCATGAACATCCATGCCACCATTCACGACGATCCAATCTGGAGCGATATTCATGAATCCGTCGTAGTCGGCGTAAATGATGTTGTTTGTCCGGATGCTGCCGTCGCCCTTCAAGGATTGCAGCACCATCGAGCCGCCATCGAGGATCCAGCGCCATTTCTGTTTGTCCACGGATTGGTCGATTTCCGTAAAGAGGAGCTGCGGGGCGGTTGACACCAGCGCGACGTTGCCGTTGAACGTCCCGAGCCCAGTCACGCCGAGTGTCCCGCCGATCGTCGCGTTGCCGGCCGCGGCGAGATTCGACCCGAGATACAGACTTCGAGGACGATTCGCGCCTGGCTGCCCGATATCTTGTGCGTTGTCCGTCACGCACGTCAGATGATTAGTTATGTCGATTTGCCACGCCGCAGAGTTCACCCCGAACTGGAGCGGTCGAAGCGTGCCAGTTCCGAACGCTTGTTGAACGAACGCAGACGCGCTTGACCCGGCCGTAATGGTGAGGCGTTCACAGTTGGCACTGTTCGTGTAGGTGTTGTAGAGATAGAACGCCTGCGGGCTCGTGCCGTTACGCTGCGCGAGCACACCGAGCGCGCCAAGATTCTCTCGATATAGCAGCAAGTCACCGGGACTTGTTGTCGGATCGGCGCCCGCTGCCCACCCGAACGGGTACACGGACCCCATCAGGGCCGATCCGGCAACCGTGATTGAGCCGGTGACTCTGACATTCGATAGCGTCGTCAATCCGGTCGCGCCGAACGTGCCGGCGACCGTGGCATTGCCGGTGACGCTCAGGGTGCCGACCGTGATGTTGCCGCTCAGCGTCGCATCGCCGCTCACGGTAACGGTCGACAAGGTGGTGTTCCCGGTCACCGCCAGCGCGCCACCGAGCGTGGTGTTCCCCGTGATAGCAAGCGTGCCGCCGGCCGTGATGTTCTGCGCGAGATACAGACTTCGCGGACGATTCACGCCTGGCTGCCCAATGTCACGGACAGCGTCCGTCAGCACAGTCAGGTGATTGTTGATGTCGATGGTCCATTGGGCGATCCCGACGCCGAACTGGAGCGGTCGATTGACGCCAGTCCCGCCGGCCTGATGAACGATGGCGACCTTGACGAGCCCGGCTTGGAACGAGAGCCGCTCATAATTGCTGGCGTCGATGTACTTGTTGTAGATGGCGTACGTCTGTGGGTTCGTGCCGTTCCGTTGGGCCAGCGCGTTGGCATTGTCACGCCACAACATCAGATCCGGGTTGCTGATGGTCGGATCCGGAGCCGATGTCCACGACAAGGACGACGAGGATCCGATCTTGATCCCGCCGGTCGACAGCAGCGTGCCGGTGACCGACGCGTTGCCGCTCACGCCGAGCGTCGTCGTAGACAGATCGAACGTGCTGATGGCCAACGCGCTCAGCGTGCCGCCGATGGACACCTGCGTTCCGGAGGCCGAGATGATCGAATCGCCGAGCTGCGTGGGCGTGACCCACGTGGCGACAAGACCGGGCGTGCCGGTACCGGTGAGCCCGGTCCCTCCGCCCCCGCCCCCACCGCCGCCCCCACCTCCGCCCGTGCTTCCACCACCACCGGTGCCGCCGCCGCCGCTATCCGTGCCACCGCCGCCACCGGCGCCGCCGCTGGCCGAACCGCCAGACCCGCCACCGCCGATGATGGGGACGTTACTGCCGGCGCTCCCGCCACCGCCAACGATCGGCACACCGCCCGTGCTGCCACCCTCGTCGGTCGTCTCATGCGCCGCCGCCACGAACGTGGAGAGCTGGTTCAGCCAGGCGAGCCACTCGCCCGTGATCACACCCGTCTTGGGATCTGCGATGGGATTCTTCGGCGGCCGGAGAAGGATCACGACCCCTCGACTTCCAGCCACGCGCCGACGATGCGCCACGGCACGGGGTCACTGACGACCAGACGGAAGACGCGGTTCTTCGCGGTACCGAGCCGAGACCAAGCGACTTGAATGCGGTGTTCGCCCTGCTTGCCGGCGCTGCGCCACAGCTCCTTGCCCCAGCTCAGGCCGCCGTCGTTCGAGTAGGACAGCATCATGGTCGGATCCTTGCCGAGCCCGGTCGGCAAACCCATGCCGATGTCCATATCCATCTGCAGGCGATCGAACGTCATCTCCTGATCGCGATCGGCGATGTGCGGCCCCTGTCGCAACCGGCGAATGACCGAGCCGTCCATGTCGCGCCCGAACGAGTCGTGCATCCGGCACACGCGACCCGACGCGCGGTCTCCGGCGAGGTTCTTGCCGAAGCCGAGCCCGCCAAACGCAAACGTGTGGCACTCCGGCCGATACGCCATGTAGCGCATCATGTTGACGTCCCAATACCCGCGGCGGTGCCAGTCGTTCGTGGCGAGGTCATAGACCCACGTCACTTGGTCGGTCGGAAACGTCACCACGTAATAGGTGTGCCCGTCCATCTGATAACTGAAGGCCCACCCGTCTGCGATGGTCTGTAAGTCCTGAATGGAATGGTCGACGGCGAGCGTGCTGACTTTGTCCGGATGATAGCCGTTCGTGCGGACGATGACGCCCGCGCCATCTTTGTTCTGCGCGACCCACATCAAGGTGTCGGCCACGCGCGTCAGGGTCGACGCCGCGATGATGCCGGCCTCAATGAACACTGGCGTGTAGGGGACGAACCGGGTCTCGTCTTGTCCGGTCCCTTGCCACACTTCGCCGGTCTGTGAGCCGATGAGCCAGATCTCATTCGAGGTCACGGCCATCGCCAACCACTTATCGCCCGCGCGTTGGCGCTGGTAGACCTGCGTCGAATCCCACAGGAACCCATTAAACGATTCAGAGACCTTCATGACCGACGTGCCGGCATCGAGCGCGACGAAATAACTGTCGATGAATCCGCCGAACGTGGCCCCGTCGAGGACGGGCGCGAGCACGTCGGTCTCCAGGTCGTAGCAGTAGCCGAAGCCGCCACTCACGAAGAACAGCTGATGGCCGGCGTCACCGCTGGAGCTGAAATTCACCGGCATGGCGTCGTTCTGGATGACGGCGGTCCCGGTCGTATTCCCCGTCGGGGGCGAGACCGAGTCACCCTGCGCGCCGGTGTCGTTGATCGTCAGCGTGTCGATCCCGCTCACTTCCGCAATGAGCCGCGGCGGAGAGACGCCACCAATCGTGCGATAGACCCGATACCCGCGCGCGTTGTCCACCTTCTTCCAGGTGATGGTGTTGTAACTGGTCGACGTCAGCGGGTTCGGCCCGGTGACCGTCGTGCCCTGATCGCTCGCGTCGGTCTCGGCGAGCCCGATCGTCGCGGTCACCATGTAGCCGTAGGTCGTCTTCCCGGCCGGTTCGCCCGTCGTGTTCGTCGTTGGCGGCGCCATGCTCGTGCCCGTCGTCCCGATGTCGTTGTAGACGAGCGTCGTCGACTTGAGCACCGCGATGAGTTTGGGCGGCGCGCCGCCGCCGGTGGTGCGATAGAGCTTGTAGCCCGTACAGTCGGGGACCGCGGTCCAGCTCACGATGTTCCAGTTCGTCGCATTGATGGACGCGTTGCCGAAGGGACTCGTGCCTTCTGGCGACGCCTCTGTCTCGCCGTATTGGTTCGTGGCCGTCACCTTGTAGCCGTAGGTCGTCGAGCCGATCGTGCCGCCGTGCGTCACGACGGGCGCGAGCGCCGGCTTCAGCGGGTCGGCGAGCTTGCTGTTCGTGATAGTCGGCGTCGTCGGCTTGTCCAGGCGGGTCGTGAGGCGTTCGAGGTACTTGCCCTCGCGCGTCAGCTCATACAGCGTGTCGCCGGCCACCGCGAACGTGCGATCGTTCTGCGAAAAGAGGCCGCGCACCGGAGACTTCGGCAGCGTGCTGAAGACCTCGAAGCCGGGACACGGGAGCAGCGCCTGGCCAGACTTCGCCGACGGCGACTCGGCGCGCTCGACATACCAGTTCCACAGGTCCTGAATGTCGAACCGTTCGCTCGATGCCTTGAAGGCCGAGCCCACGAAGCCCTGAAACGGGACGCGGTTACTCACTAGAACCGCCTTGTACGCGTCTCGCCGGTCCGCCAGTCGAAGATGTCGTTCCCTCTGATGAGCGCCGCATCGACGCGCAGCTCGGCGGGCCTGACATTGCCGCGCTTGACCATCGCCTTCGATTGACGCGCCGCCGCGACTTGGTCGGCGGTGAGCTGCTTGCCGTATTCGGAGGCAATCTCCGCGGCGAAGTTGGTCCGGATGAACCGGCGGTAACCCGGCGGGAAGGTGTAGCGCGTGTCCAGCGTCGCGAACTCGCTCAACGCGAGTGGCGTGTAGAGCACGAGCGCCGTCGTGCTGATGGTCGGAACGGGCCAGAGATGCAGGCGCGCGAGCCCCGCCTGCCAGTTGTGGTCGTAGTAGATCGCCTGCGGATAGGGGCTGGACAGCTGCTTTTGCCGGCACCCTTGCCAGCGCTGGTCGGTCCAGATGGCGAGCGGTTGCTCGTACGGCGGGACGGCCGCCGTGTCCTGAATCAACCCGGCCCCCTCAATCTCCACCGGGCGCACGATGGTGATCTCGCCGCCGACGCCAATCGTGTAGGTGTCCTTCCCCGCCTGCAACGGGACGAGCGTGCGCGTGAGGTAGTAGATGGTCAGGCGTTCGAGCGCGAGCGCGTCGAGCCAGTCGTTGAGTCGATCTAACGCGTCGTTCGCATCCTCTGAGAGCAGCGTGTCGCCAACCCCGAGTACCCGGATGCTCTTGAGCGTCGCTGTGATGATGTCTCGCGCGGTGAGCCCGGCGGCGGCGGTCGCATCCGTCGCGAGCGTCGTAACCGTAATGGGCACCGATGGCGACGAGACATTCCCCGACCCATCGAGCGCCACGACGGTGTAGACGTACGCCGTCGAGGGAGTCAGCCCTTTGTCAACAAAGCCAGGCGTCGACACCTGACCGACTTGATTCCCATCGCGCAGGATGCGGTAACTCGTCACGCCCACGTCGTCGGTGGACGGGTTCCACGTCAGGTTGACCTGCCCTGCCGACGCGACGCCCATCACGCCCGTCGGCGTCGACGGCGGCGTGGGGTCCTGGAGCGTCGTGACCGCAACCGGCGGGCTCGCGGCGGACTTATTGCCGACGCCATCGACCGCGATGACCGTGTACTGATAGCTCGTGCCCGGCTGCAGCCCGATGTCGGTCAAGCTGGTCGTCGGCACCGTTGTGACCAGCACCCCGCCGCGATAGACCTCGTAATGGTCGACGCTGACGTTGTCCGTCGAGGCGGTCCACGAGACCGTGATCTGGCTCGACGACAGCGGCGTGCAGACGACGTTGGTAGGAACACTCGGCGGCGTGGTGTCGGGATCGGTCGTGATGGTCAGATAGGGCGTCGCCCCACCCGAGTAGTTCCCCGCCGCGTCGTAGGCGTTGACGGTGTAGATATAGGTCGTGTTCGGCGTCAGCCCGGTATCGACGTACGAGGTGCTGGTGACGTACTCGGTCCCGCCCCAATTGCGAAAGACCATGTACTTGACGACCGCGACGTTGTCGGTCGACGCATCCCACGCGAGCGAGACCATGCTGGAGCCGACGGCCGCGCCGTGGAAATTCGCCGGGATCGATGGCTTGATCGTGTCGACGTCACGGAAGACGACCACGACCATCGCCGCGATCGCCGCGGTGGTCGTGGTCCATGAACACGACACCGTGCCCGACGCGGCCTGCACGAGGCGCGCGTTAATCTCGCCGACGGCATGTGACCCGACCAGTTCTTCCGCCTCCTGTGTCCACGTCGGCGATGCGGCCACCACCGTGATGCTGCTTTGGGCCGTGGTCGACAGCACGGCCATCTCGACAACGTTGGATTGCAGGCTAATCGGACCGGTGGGACCCACAGCCGGCGCGGTCGTCGCGCCCGGTCCAGCGGTGGCAAAGACATCTGTGACCAAGCCCGACGAACTCAGGCCACCGTACTCGATGGCGATGGCGGTGGCATAGGTCGTTGGCCCGACACACGTCACGGTCAGGGTAAACGGGCTCGCGGCCGCGAGCACCTTCGAGCACACCCAGACCACCGCGTGCACATTGCTGTTGACGCGACTCGCCGCCGCCGAGTACGTGTTGCCGGCGTTATCGGTGATCGCCTGGATCGCCGACGCCGACGAGCGCACCGCGGCAATCCCGACAACGATCGCATTGCCGACGGACGGCGGAACGGGCAGCGTGATCGTGAACGATGCAACCGAGTCCGCGGTGACCTTGCTGGATGCCTGGACGCGAGTAATCACGGACTACTCACTTCCCACCTTTCACCCGATGGAGACGGGGATTGGCCTTCTTGGCCGCCGCGGACGCCCCACGAGACGAGGCCGCGAGGATGGCGCTCGCGCGCTCTTTCGAGATCCCCTGACGGGCAGCGATGGATGAGGCCGCCGCTTTGAAGCCGGGATGGGCTTTGGCCATCGGTCACCTCTTGGCGGGTGCGGGCGGTGCCTTGTGCTCCGGCTTGTCGTCGTCGTCCTTGTCCTTCTTTTTGAGCTTGTCGGGATTGTCGACCCATCCCGCGCCGAGCTTCTTGTCCTCCTCCTCGTTGTGCACGATTCGGGCGTCTTCGGTGGCGTGATACCGGCACGCCGGGTACTTCTCAGGATCCGGCTCTTTCTCGGCGGACTTCGGTTTCTCGTCAGCAGTCATGACATCCTCCGCACCGTCGTTAGAAGAATCCCGCGCGTCACGTGACGCGCGGGGTCGTCGTCTGCGTGACGTCACGCGACGCCAACGCCAACGCCCCAATCGGTGGGCGGGCCGTAGTTCGCCGTCGCGCCGGCCGCCGCCGCCTGGCCGTTGGTACCGCGCGCGCCACGAAACACCATCGACGGCACGCCCGTCGCGGGATCGACCGCGAGCACGCGCATCGTCTCGGTCCCGACCACGATGTTGTCGCCGGGACGCAGGGCCGCCTTGTTCGCGAGGCTGACGAGCCAGTCGCTACTGGTGATGGGACCGCTAACCGTCGTCGAGGTCTTCGCCATGTTGGTCTCTCCTTGTGTGCCGCTTACGCCGAATAAATACGGCAGGCCAACTCCGGACGCAGCGTCGCCCACCCGTACAGCACGTCGATGCGGCAGGGGAACTGATCCGTGGTGATGTCGTAGTCCCTCACGATCCGGAGCGAGATCCCGAGCTGCTTGTCCGACACGCGCGAGGCCATGTCGGTACCTTTCGGGACCGGGAGGTCGGCCGTGACGAGCGTGAAGGCGTCGCGATGGAACGCGAGCCCGCACGGGAACGACCCGTTCGTCGCGCCGAGAATGTTGATGGTCGCGCCGATGGCGGGCGAAGCCACCACGTTCTGCATCGGTCCCGACGTGACGATGGCCGGCGAGATCGAGAGCGTCGCCGCGCCGGTGGCATCCACCACGGGCGCCGTGACCGTGAAGTACTGCAACTGGCCGGTCGACGCGCGGCTCTGCGGGTTGACGCTGTAGACACCCGTGGCGCCCGAACCGATCGTGAACACCTCGCCGCCCTTGAGGGACAGCTGGCCGGAGGTCCACGAGCCGGTCGTGAGCTGGTTGCCGGTCTGTGTCGCGGACGTGCTGACCGCGCCCGCACCGGCGTACGCGCCGTTGACGACCGTCGGGCAGTTCTGATCCATCGCCCACGTGAAGCCGCCGGCAATGCCCATCGTGCCCTTCGTGTACTGCTGCGCGATGGCCGTCGACTGCTGGAACAGACCCTTCAACGCATCGACGATGTACGCCTGCATCTTCGGGGTAATGACGAGATAGCGCTGCTCGTCCTGCGGCGCGGCGTTGTTGTCGAGCATCACACCGGCCATCAGATAGACAAGGAGCTGCGTCGGTGTGGCGATCGGCGGGGCGACGCCCGCGTCTATCGTCGAGACCGAGTTGTAGACCTGCTTGTAGAGCTGCAGACCGTTGTAGTCGATCTTGTTCGCCAACGCCGCGACCGCCGGCTGAATGAACCGGTCGCCGAAGTCATCGATCGAGAGCTTCAGGTCGGCAGACGAGAACTGGAAGTCGACGTGGTCCTGCGTGGTGAGCGCCACCGGGACCTGCGTTTCCGTCGCATCCTGCAGGCTGAGCGCCTGGCCGGTCGAGACGACGTAGCGCACCGGCTTCCGGGCGTTGACGACGTAGCCAATCTTCGCGCCTTCGATCGCGAACTTATCGTCGTACTGCCGGTTGATGCGCTTGGTGAACGCGAGGTTGTTCTCCAGAATGCGGAGCGCCTCGCGCGTGATCATCGAGATGGTGAGCAGCGTGTTGTCGGCGCGAGCAACGTCGGGATGCGCGCTCGCGTCCTGCCGTGCGAGCACATACACGATGGCCGTGACGACCCATGACACGGCCCAGCAGAACCGATCGTTCTGCAACAGCCGGAGTAGACCTTTCCTCATCGGAGCCTCTCAGCAAGGTGCTGGCGGCTCCACGCGTGTCCGACGGAGCGTGGTACGACTTAGCCGGCGCGCCGCGCACGAATGTCACGTTCGCGCTGCAGCTTGTAGTCCTGGTAACTCGCTTCGTCGAGCGGCACCGTGGTGGCCGTAGGTCCCGATCCCACCGGCTTAATGGGTTCTGGAGCCCTCGTTACTGGTGCCGCCTTCGGAGACGGGCCGGATGGTTTGGCGTGTCCGTGGCGGAGTTGGGCTTCTAAGCGCGCAAGGTGGACCAGTTGCTGGTGCGGCGGCTTCATGGCTACCGCCTTCAGCTCCTCTGGATTCTTCAGGAAGTAATAGGTCAACGCCGGCCCGTCCTCTGCGTCAAAGACGGTGTACCCGTCGATGACCTTGAGAGCTTGGGGACCGAGCGCGACCAGTGCGTCCTGCACCTGCGCCTTTGCCTCTTCAAAGACAGCATCGAAGTCAGCGTGGGTCTTTTTGAACTCTTCGAGACTGGTGTTGTAGTTGGCGAGATGTTCATTGACCACACGAGAGGCCGAGTCCTGCTCGATGCGGGCACGCTCGGCTTGGCGTTCTTCGTCAACGATCCGACGGGCTACGAGGGCGGCCTCTTCGCGACTCCACTTCGCCTGGTCGCTCAGGAACTCCTCGTAGTTGGCGTACTTGGCGTTGCCCTTGTCGTCGACGTCGTCGAGTTTTGGCTCGGGCCGTCCTTCCGCCGGCTTCCCAGCCGGCTGAGCACCACTTGGACCGCCCGGTGCGGCCGGCGGGGTGTCGGCTGCGGGCTTCGACGTTTCGAAGGATTGGCGTTGCTGACGCAGCTCCGCGAGCCGGGCTTCTTCTGCCTCGACGTCGCGGCGCACGTGATACTTCCGCCCGGTCAGCTCATCAATCTCGGCTTGGATGGACTGACGGCGCTTCGCGAGGCGGCTGCCGGCTTCGGACGCTTCCTTTGACTCGCGCGCCTCTTTCTGCTCCGGACTTTCGTCGGGCTCGGTCGGCTGCTCGTCGGGTTTCTCCGACGGGGTCTCCGGCGGGGGGTTCTCGGGCGGCGCGCCAAGCGCGGCCTGGACCTCTTCGGCCGTGTCCGTCGTCGAGACGAGGGTAATCGTGTCGTCAGGCATGACTTACTTGCGGCTCTTCCCTGTACGCCGCGCCTCCGAGAGCGCGATCGCGACGGCCTGCTTCTGCGGTTTGCCGGCGGCGATCTCCTTGCGGATGTTCTCGCTGATCACCTTCCGCGTACTGCCTCGCTTGAGTGGCATATCCCCTCACGTTTGGTTGTCAGCCACGACGATGATGCCGATGGTCGTCCGACCACATCAAATCGGGTTCTTCCGTTTTGGCGGTCGAAGCGCCTTCCCCTTCGGTTTCGCGGGAGCCGCCGCCGCGACGGGTGTCGGCGCAGGCTTCGGCTTCGCCTCCTGCGCCATCGCCTGGACTTCGAGGTCGCCATGTTGGCTGGGGACGAGGCCGGCCTGCGCCTCGATCTGGCGGCGCACGTCCGGCGGCGCGTCCTTGTAGTTCAGGCTCTCGGAGACTTGTTTCGGCTGCGGTTGGGCCTTGCCCTCACGGACCGGCAGTGGGGCATCGAGCTGCAGGCGGCGCTCGTGCAAGAAGGCCTGCTGATTCTCCAGCTCCTGGAGCTTGGCCTCTAGGAGCTTCAGCGAGGCTTCGGCGCGGGACTTCTCCTCGATCTTGGCGAGTTCGAGGTCGGCCTTCATCTTCGCCAGCCGCTCGTTGCTGTCCAGCTCCATCTGGCGAATCTTGGCTTGCCCGGCCTGCTCGGTCGCCTTCGTGTCGATGATCTTCTGTTGCTCCTGCAGTTGCTGTTGCGCGACCTGCAGCGCCTGCTGCATCTGACCGATCTGCTGCTGGACTTCCGGCGGCAGCGGTTTGCTCCCGTCTTCGGGCTCGCGCGCTTCCGGCGGGACGAGATGCTTGAAGCGCTCGGAGAGTTCGCGCGCGCCCGGCCAGTCCATGTTCTTCGTCAAGACGTCAAGCGCGTACGGCGCCGCGAGCGGGAACGCCTGAATGAGTTGCGTCATCGCCTCGACGGATTCCTGCCGGCGTGACTGGAACGACGGCGTCACCGACACCGAGACGTCATACCGGCCGACGCCCACGTCATAGATCGCGCCGCTCGCGACGGCCTGCATGAGCGGGTCGTCCTTGAGCTGCTGCTGCATCTGCTCGGCGCCGCCCGGCTGGCCAGCGTGCAGGAGCACGTCGCGCTCCTTGTCGTCGAGCCCGACGATTCGCACGACCTGCGGCCGGTCGTAGTAGACCGGGATCCAGTTGAGGAGAATCCGCCCGACCTGCTGAATGGCGAGCGCCTGATTCGCCAAAAAGTGCGACGTGCCCTGCTCGCCCTGCGCCTGTCTGGCCAGAATCGCCTTCCCCGACTGCTCGCGGCTGCGCTCCTGCGACGCGTCGAACATGCCGATGACGCTCTTCAGATCGGCGTCGGCCTGCTGCGTCGCCTGGATGATCGGCACCACGTTGGGATCAAAGGCATTGCGCTGCGGCGGCGGCACGAGGTTGCCGTTGATGTCGATCGGGTCGTATTCGAGGAAGGGGAAGTTGCGGCGATTCGCCAGCAGCCACTGTTCTTTGGTGGTCTCGAACTGGCCGACGGCGCCGATGACGGGCGCGCGCGGCGCCAGCGCAATCATCTCGGTCTCCGCCGAGACCCAAAAGTTGTAGGTCCGCTGCGGGTCCTTCGCATCGCGGATCATCCCGCGGATGTTCCGCTTGCCGTTGACGACCAGCTTCTCGCCCTCAATGGGAACGAGCGGAATGTAGGGACCCGGCAGGTTGCGGCCGGCGGTCTTGTCGGCGTTGCCGTCGAGCACCGCGATCCCGTTGATAGTCGCCCATTTCAGCTGTCGCCGGACGGTGGGCCGTGAGCGGATGATTTGGACTTTCGGCGGTTCGCCGTCCGGACCGGGCTTGGTGTC